TGTCTGCATTACCAGCAACACTTGCCAAAGTTGTTCCTGCGGCGGCTGGCGCACCAAAAGCGGGGGCAGAGGCGGCCAAATCAGCGAGTGCGGCATCAGCACCAGTTAAGGCGGCGGTAGTGGTAGGAGTAGCACCAGCAACAACGCCAGCATCAGCCACTTGGGAAAGGGGTACTGTTGCCCCTTGTGAATTCATGTAAGCGGCAATCTCGGGCTGATAGTAGTAACCAGCGGCCAACAATGCGGCGGTAGTCCAACCGCCAGGCAACACATCGCGAACAGTTTGATCAATCGCCTTGCCAGCGTTTCCGACTTCATTGATGACGGTCTGGCCAACATCGCCAACGCCCTCAACAACATCGCCAATTGCGTCAGTCACGGCAGAAATAGGGTTACCGCCCTCAAGAGTCATTCCCCCACTTGGGCGGGGTTTGAAAGCGTTAAGCGGTAATTCGCCAAAAAATGCGTTGTATCTCATAGTTTGAACTCCACCAAAATTTGGCGTTGTTTGAAGTTAAGCCTGCGCCAAAGTCTCGCAACAGATTCTCTTACACCACCCTGAATTTTAGTCGCACCATGCGCTCTTAGGATAGTCTGAAACTGGTTAAAAGTGTCGGAATTGGTAATATTTTTGCCACCAATGGCAGTAATAAACGCAATCCTGTCGTTTGGCATATTTGTGAACGAAACGGTAATCACGCCCCTCAAGTCTGCCTCATCAAAAACCCCTAGCGTTAGCCATTGACCATTCGTAAGGTAAACCTTTATTTGGTCAAGAGTGAAGTCATCAGTCGCACACTCTAGAACATCAGCCAAAAACGGGGAAATCTGACCCCATCTTTGTGAGATTTGTTCGGGCGGTATGCGTAGAATTTTCATTCAGGGATTGTAATAAGGCACTTTGTAAGGCTGACCATTAACAGTCACATTTATGAACCCAACAGGATTAGCGGGAAGCGTTGCCGCACCCGTGGTCGCTGTTGTTGCTGAGGAAAAGTTCAACAGATTCAAAAAGAATTGTTGCCATGCCCTTGTTGGTCGTTTGGTGTTCCCATCCAAAAATTCACTCTGTGGATAGGGATTAGTCTGGTAAGTTGTGGGTAAACCGCTGCTCAATTGTCACCCCCGTATGCTTTTAGGTTAGCTGACACAATCACGGCATTTACAGGGTCTGTAATCGAGACTTCAAAGATTCTGTCTCGCGCCATGCCCAATCTGCGCCAAATGGCACGATTTTGATATTTGCCCAATTTGCCGATGGAAACCCAATATTCCTTAGACCAAGTTGAACCGCCATCATTTGACCAACGCAACATTGCCTGTGGGTTGGTCGTGGTGGAGTTGGTGGCCAAGTTAGCCTGTTGACCAATGATGAAGGTCTGGAACGGGCCAATTGTGAAGGTCGCTTCAGGGTAAATGATGTAGGGCGAATTCAAGTAAATGTCACCAGTAGGCTGAGACAAACCCGTTGTGCCGACACCTGGCTGAAATTGAATCTGAAGTTCATCAAAATACTGACGCTGGAAGTCAGAAACAAGGTGGGGCGCTCTACGCAAACGGCGCACATTCTGGCCATCATCAGTAAAGTTGGTCTTGTCTAGTTGGTAAATCTTGCCGTTGTCGTAATCCCCGACCAAAACCATGCCTTGAAAGACCGCACAGCAATTGCCACGGTGACGCTGATAAGAATTGTCGCTGGCGGTGTAGAGCCATTTGTGCCACATTTGAGTGGTAGCGTCATAAGCCCATGTCAGGCCATTTGTCCCAATACTGGGAAAGGTCACAACATAGACTTCGTGGCCTTCAAGTTGGTAAGTCCAAGCAATCGCATCATCAATCGTCTGGTTAACAAGGGAGTTTTCCACAGCGTGAGTGGAAATTCTTTGAGGGATGTACCCATTCATTTGCATGATCTGAGCTTGGCCACGGTTGTTGTGGCTTACATAAGCAAATGAGTTACCAAGGCGATAAAGAGAGAAGGGGGCAGCAATACCGTGTTGGGTAGAAGTGCCAGGGATTCTCTGGAAAGGGAAAGGAGTTGCACCCGCATCCACCCAAACCTCGGAAGAAGTCTCACCCATTAGATAAACTTCGCGATGGTCAGCTATTAGAGCCACCAAGTCATCAGGCGAACCGTCTTTCAATCCATAACTCAAAGCAGGCGAAATCGGACTTAGAAGGTCAGACGCGCCCCATTTTTGAGTAGTGGGGTTGTTGTAAACAAAGTAGTTGTCAATGATGTCGCAGGTATTTGCACCGCTGAACGCGCCATCGGTAGAGGGCAGAACAGAAAAGTTCAAACCATACATGGTTACACCAACCGCCACGGTGCTTGACGTGCTCAAAGTGTAAGTGCCAACCCCGCCAGTTCCTGTACCCAAAGCAGTAATCACAGAATTGGCTGTTACACCAGCGCCTTGAACTGTTTGACCAAGGTAAAGAGTGCCGCTAGCAACCCCTGAAACGGTCATCGTAGAGCCTGCGATTGTCGCGGTGAAGGTTGCCCCCACAGTTGCAGAATTTAACGCCCTAGCGGTCACAGTCTGAGACACATTAACTGTGTAAGTTCCTGCCCCGCCTGTGCCAGTTCCTAAAGCAGTAATGACGGTTTCAGCCGAAACACCCACGCCGTAAAGAGATTGTCCGACAGCGATAGTGCCGCTTGACACAGAACTTACAGTCAAAGTTGTTGTGCTGATTGAGCCAGTAAATACCGCAGTTGCTGGCGCTGAAATACGCCATGTGTAGCGATAAGCCCCATCCACGATGTAAGCGTTTATGCCGTTGTCAGTAATCCCGACCTTACCACTTGAGGAGTTCAAGAACCCTACCACAGCAGGGACTAGGTTGGCGGTTAAGACATAAACATACGGGCCGCAAACGGCAATCATTTGTTCGCCACCAGACAAAGTACGCAGACCGCGAACTTCTTGAAGGTTGGGCAGAACGGCTTTGATCGTCAGACCTGGCGTTGGGTAAAGCGCGACCACGCCACGCTCACCAGCTTGTTTGAGTGGGTCAATTTCAGGGAAGAAATTTATGCACTCTTGTGCTTCCTGCGTAATGCTTGGCGCTTCATAACTTGGCCCAACGAATCCAAAATCAGCCATGCTTTGCACCTTTTTTCAGATTGTCTATCGCCCATAAAGGTTGTAGATTTGTGTAATGAAAAGCCAATTTTTGATTTTCTTCTTTAGTCAAATCAAAAGCAGCTAATGGAACAATGTGGTCTATATGCCATTCACCCATGTTATCCCAACTCATCCCGTCAACAAATTGTCTTTGTATGTGTTCTTTAAGTTCTTCAAATGTACATCCAAGTAATTCATTTGTTTTTGCAGATTTGTTGCTTTTTAAGATGGCTCTAACTCTTGATCTTTGATTGATTTTTAACGCAAAAACAGGGTCTGTTTTATAGCGATTTGCCGTATAAATTCGATTCCATTCTTTTATAGAATCTTTGTTTTTTTCACGCCAAGCCTTAGAAACAATAGAATACTGTTCTTTTTTAATCAAAGCTCTTTCAGTTCTTTTGCTCTTAAGCAATTCTTTATTGTTTTTTACATATTCTTTGGCATAAGCCGCAACTTTTTCTTTGTTTGCGGCTTTCCAATCTGCGGCTCTTTTATTGGCCAAATCTCTATTTTTTTCTCTAGATTTACGACCAGCTTCACGATTTTTTTCAAGAAAAGCAGGGTCTGATGCTCTGCGCTTGCGAGCATATTCACGCATATATGCGCGTTTCTTTTCTGCTTTTTCTTGTTCTGTCATTTGTAATGCTTTAGGTCACACAAAGCCACCAGAAAGTATCCAACCTGCATCTTTTGCTCTACTATTCATCAACGCATCTGGATAACGCGCAGTCTGAAGCGGCGACATATTTGTGCGCTTGAGGGTGGATTTTGATTGAGCAGCGTATTGGGAGATCATGGCAATTTGCGTTTGATTCGCCTTTCCATACATGGGCATCAGGCGTTCAGCCAAGCACCAACGCAGAGCCATTGCATAACCTTGTGGCAGGTTTACATCGTTGTATAGGCTGTCGTAACGGCTGAACAAGGTGTTTGCAAACAAGTGCATCTCGCCTTGGGCGGGGTTTGGCCACACAAACAAGTTACCAGATTCTTCATTGGGGTTGTAATAAAGCGCTTTTGGCCAAGGGCCGTTTAGCGTTTTCAAACCGATCATTTCGTAATCTTGCAGGGCAAGAATCGCCACAGGGTAATCCAAACCACCATTTAAGATGGGTTGGCCATTGGATGTGGTGTTGATACGAACAAAGGCCGAATCAATGCTCAAAGGCTTTTGGTAGTTGGCGGTGATGGTTGTTGTGGGAATAGTTTGGGGGATGTTTACCCTGTAAGTACCCACTTCGTTCACGTTACCGCCTGCGCCTGTCATGTTTGCTGTGATCTTTGTGCCTTGCGTGATGCCTGTGCCACTCAGGGTTTGGCCTTGAGCCACAGCACCAGAGTTGATGCCTGTCACGGTCAGGATGTTGCCTGAAATCGAGCCAGTAAATGACGCGCCGATAAAGTTCTGTGTTGAGGGATTCGGGCCAATTGTGTATTGGGTTTGACCGTTAATCACAGGGAAAATAATCTCTGTGACGTTGAACACCATGAAACTCTCGTTTGACCATTGGTCAACAAGGTCGTTCAGCATATCAAATGCGTCTTGTGCCGCATCAGGCGTAGGTGTCTCGCCAGCTTCCAATGCGCCAATATCTTTTAACGCTCTGCTGATAATGTCAATTGGCATTGCCATAGGGAATCCTTAAATATTGGGCGTAAAGACTTGCGGCATCCAAGGGGCTGGAACAGGCTTTTGTTGTGCTTTTAGCTGTTCTTCTAGCCTTGATTTTATGACGCTTTTGCCGTCTTTGATAGAGGCTTCTTCAATCCAGCCAGCAATCATTTCCTCGGTCACTTGGTCAAAAGGCACAGTTCCCGCTTCAGGAAAAGACCAATAGCCCTCAGTCTCAACGGTGTTGTCACCATCAGAAACAGCGCAATGGTATTTGGCCGATGTGATTCGGCCTTCCTCTGCGAAAAGTTCTAGGATTTTCCAGACGAAAGTCATTCTGTCACCCAAGGCAAGCCGTTAGCGGTTACTGGCGCTTTTTGAGCCTCAATTTGGGCGGTCAAAGCAGCTTCCACCGCATCCTTTTCAATCTTGCCCCACAACCAACCAAGGACTGTTTCTTCAGTCAGGGTGTCGTAGTTCACGAATGAGTCACCTCGTTCTAGGGCTTGTGTGTTCACGATAGATGCACCATAGGGCTTCTCAGGGTCATTGCTAGCCTCAGTTGCTGAAGCCCCCCAATGCACTACTGTTACAAGACCATCAGAGGTTTGGCGTTCTAGGTTATTGATTTTCCAGGTGATTGTCATGCTTGCTCCAAGGCTGTGATTCGGTTTGTCAATGTTTCAATGATGGCTTGTTGTTCTTGGATAGCGGCAGTCAGAGTTGCAACCAAGAAGCTGGTGTCAATGCCTTGGTAAACAGGATTGCCGTCAGCATCAACAGCGTCTTTATCACCAGACACGCATCCTGAAACAATTTCTTGCAATTCATGGGCAATGAAACCTTCGCCGTCAGAGCCATCAACTTTCCATTTGTAAGTAACTGGCTTGAGTGCTTGCACCTTTGCTAGAGCACCAGTCATCGGCTGGATGTCTTCTTTCAAACGATAGTCAGAAGAAGTGTTGTAAGCCGTTGCAGAACCGCTAGTTGTTATTGAACCGATGTTTCCGTTTGGGTTATTAAAAATAATTTGTGACGAATTGGAGGTTGTGCCTCTACGAACGGTGATAAGGGCATCGCCGTTAGTTCCTCCAACCTGAATGGTGGGTATGCCAAAGTTAGTAGCGCTTGTTGACCCCACCAGAAAGTTACCGCTGGAGTCGATACGGGCGCGTTC